GTTTTCTACCAATCATATCCAACATCGCGTTTAGATGAAAAGTGATAAAAATAGTGTCATTACTTAAAAACAAACCAAATTGTCGTAGATCAAATTCCAAATCAGCTACTTGATAGTGCCCTTTGAGACTGTATACATTTGGATCATATTTTCTATCTCTATTTTCCATATTCAAAACGTCTTGGATAGTTGTATTTGGATCTTGGGCGCCAGATGTGCTAACATCAACAGACAATGTATCGTTAGTACCCGGATCCTGTGCATATGTACCGATTGTTTTATGTATGTAAAATTCAGTGCCTCCGACATTGTACATCTCTTTGATTACCCTATCAAAGAATTTGTAATCGTTTGTTTTTACAGCTTGGCCGCGCCAAAGGCTCAATTGAGGCATGTTCTATCACCTTATAACATATATCATTATTTAGTGATGCCCTAGTTGTAGAACTAAATAATTGATATTAGGATATACAATTATGGCAACACCGCTTAGACAACAAATTATTGATCAAATAAGACTAATGATGGGCGGCCAAATGGTCGACATTGAACTTGACCCTGAGCATTATGAAAATGCAATGACATTAGCATTTGATAGATACAGACAGCGTGCAGGTAATGCTACAGAAGAATCATATTATTTTTTACATATTTTATATGAAACTAACCAATATACACTACCGGATGAAATTATTCAAGTGCGTGGCATTTATAGAAGAGGACTAGGAGAAACACAAGGTGGTACATATCTTGATCCGTTCTCTCTGGCATATACGAATTTGTATCTACTTCAAGCTGGCGCCGGCGGCGGCTATACTGCTGGATTACTAACCTACGAATTGTTCAATGAATATCTGAAACAAGCTGGGCGTATGTTTGGTGCATATATGAATTACACATTCAATCCGGTTACTAAAGTTTTACAACTGATACGCAAGCCAACCGGAGGAGAAACTGTTGTATTGTGGTGTCAGCGAACAAGAGTAGACGACGAATTACTACAAGATCCTTTTATTCGTCCGTGGATAAGGTCATATGCTTTGAGTTGGTGTAAAACTCAATTAGGTGAAGCATACAGCAAGTATAATACCATAGTTGGTCCAGGCGGAGGAACAACACTAAAAGGCGATGCACTAAAACAAGAGGCAATAGCGGAACGCGAAGGTTTAGAAAAAGAACTAGATCTCTATATAGATGCAAGTAATCCGCCGTTAATTGTCATAGGTTAATCGTTGACTGTTTAAAACTTCTATGCTATCTTATGTTAAATTATAATTAATAGGAATTTCAAATGGATCGAGAAGATCGAGATCTAGCCGTTTACGTACTGGCACGTACAGATTTACCCAGCATGAATTCTGGGAAGCTAGCTGCACAAGTGCATCATGCTGGCGTGCAAATGGTAGTCAAACACAGTCTGCACATCCTGGTACAGGAATATGTGAATCTAGGTCTTGAACAAGGGGCTGATCATTTCAACACAACCATTGTGCTTGGTGCAACAGGACCACAGATTACCGGTATCATGGATGCTGTACTTGGCAAGCTGAAGAGCGAGATCGCCTATGATCGAGTGATTGATCCTAGCTATCCATTCTTTGTTGAGAGTATGGAAATTGCAAACCTCATCCCGCAAGACGATGCAACCAAGATCATCAAAGTTATGGATAACGGCAAGGTTCTAATGGTGCGCCCAGAGCTAACCTGTGCTTGGTTCGTTGGAGATCGCAATGATGTAAAATTTACAAGCATCTTTGAAGGGCTATCTCTTCATCCATAGGCTGTAAAAATTGCACGTATGCCTTCGTCAGTAATATCACGGCTGCCAATTCCTGCGTATCTACCATGAGGGGTTGGCGGTTCCTTTATTTCTTTCCATGTTTCCCACCATTGCATCCATTTGTTTGTATTCATATCAAATAGATACAACTCACACTCTGGAAAATTTCTCTCTTCGTACCATCTATCTACATACATTTGACAGGCCCATGCTGTGCCGCCTGCAATTTTTAATTTTCCTGGATCATCGTCTACAAGTTTGCTTATTGCATAGACTCTTTCGGCAAATCTAACTTGGTACCAATTACGGCGCAATAAATTGTTTACGCCTTCTTTTTGAGAAGGATAACGTCTACGCATGGACTTGGCTGCTTCTATAAGTCTAACATCTGCCTCAAGTAATTGTGTCTTAGACAACAGCTCTATATTAGAGCTTGAGCTTGTTTTATGTCCATTAAAACTGAAATGTATCAGATTATGCCCTCTATCTAATGCCATGAGACCCCAGGCATGATCTGCGCCGGCTGCTCCACCGCTAAAACATATATTTTCCATTATAGTAATCTATCTATTTGTAATTTTAAATTATCTAAGGTCGACGTATTATCCAGCTCTATAAATGGCCCGGAATTAATCCATATGTATTCACTCACGTGAACAAGCGGGTGCAAGCTTGGCATAAGTTGTGGATTTTCTCGTGCAATATCATACCAATTGGGTATTTCTCGTTTAACCCACCATAACTGACCGTTTAGGTTTTTAACCATTTCTAACTCATTAGGAAATCTTACGTCTGTTACGACAACGTCTGAATGACAATTGTGCAAAAGTCTTTCAAGACTTAATGACCAAATGTCGTTATGAAATTTATGACGAAATAGATCAGTACCAATTTGCTGCATAGCCCATCTTGGTGTTACAGTTGTGCCCAATTTCTTAGACCACCATATATCTTCAGTTTCCCTCCATATACGTGATTCAGCTGTATCGCCTTCTAGCATGTCTCTGGGCCATTTGAAGATTGCTGATAACGTATCTTTTAGTGCTGCTGCAAATGAAACTGACACAAAATTATAGTCTGAAACAAGATAGTTACCTATGGTCCCTTTGCCAGAACCTATAAATCCTAAAACACCGATAATTTTTTTACTCATATAGACAGTTTATTTTGTTAAAGAAATAATATCAAGTACCTAAGCGTTATATCCATGTGGTTTTACAGGCGATTGAATAAATAGTTTGCGACAAAAAATTTTAACGTGAGGTAAATCATGTCAGGTACTTTAGTTTCCCCAGGCGTACAGGTTCAAATTATTGACCAAAGTGCATATGGCACAAGCGGCCCGGGAACCGTTCCATTAATTGTAATTGCTACAGCTTCAAATAAATTAGCACCAGGGAGCACTACAGCAATTGCACCAGGTACATTGCCTGCTAATGCAGGTAATCTGTATCTTATTACTAGCCAGAGAGATGCACTACAGACTTTTGGAAATCCAACATTTTATAGCTCAGGTGGGTCTGTTCAATACAACAACGAGCTAAATGAACTTGGACTATTCACACTTTATACATATCTCGGAGTTGCATCAAACGCCTTTGTGATACGAGCAGACGTAGACCTAGACCAACTGATTCCTAGCACAACTGAGCCAACTGGCCCAACGACAGCAGGTACTTATTGGTTAGACCTAACAAATTCAAGTTGGGGCATTTTTCAAAGTAATGGTAACATAAATCCTGCCTATGCATGGCAGTCTCAAACACCTACAGTAATTACATCCTCAAAACAATTAGAAAGAATGGTACAGGGGTTGAGTGTAGCTAACGGTCCAATCACAAGTGGTTCTGCTAGCTGTATCACTCATAATGGTATACTAGCAATCAACAATGTTCCTGTGCAACTAACAGCAGGGATGAGCATATCTCAAGTAGCTAGTACTATTAATACAAATGTTTCACTGCAATTACTTGGCATATCAGCTAGTGTTTTCATTAAACAAGGAAAACTATCGAGCGGTGGTTATGGGGACATTTTCAACATACGCATAATAAGTTCCGATTACACTCAACAAATAACATTGAGCGGTGAGCCTCCTGCTACAAGCACGCCAAGTATTCTTGCAGATCTAGGATTGTCTGCTGATCCAGTTAACTATGTGGCGCCTGTGGCATCCTTAGGCATTGCCGGCAATTATGCTGTCAACACACTTGAAGATGCAGAAGGCCTTTATTCAAACTCAATTTTCCAAAAAATTACACTTGTAACCAGTAATAGCACAACAGATTGGTGGTTCCAAGTTGGCACTACAGAAATTGAAAACCCTGGTTTCTCATGGCAAGGTGCCGTTCCTACAGTGATTACTGGTACAAAGCCTAATCCAACATTGATCGCATTAGAACAATGCACTATACAAATTGGGTCTGGTTCT